AATACTCACTACAAGTGAGTATTTTTTTATGTTCGATCCATTTAAACAAGCTAAAATTCAAAACAGTTATGCTAAACTCAAGGATATAAAAGTCCCCGAGAAGGATATCTCATTGGATGACTTAAAAATATTAAGTGGGTCTGGTAAAGTTACTGGTGAATACTCTTATACACCATTACATGAATTAGCACAAAAGAAACAACAATATATGCGTGAGCATAACATCAAGCCTGGTGATCAAGCCTGGTTTAAATTAATGTTTGCAAAAACACATCTTACCGGTGAAGACCCATTTTCTAAAAACTAGTAGTTATTGCGATAAATAAGTTATGGCAACAACTAACTCAGCACCGTCTCTTGTAAAAAATCCCTATACTAAGACGAAATTCAAAAACAATAAAGAATTACAAGACTTTATAAAGTGCTGCGATCCAGACACTGGTTATCTATACTTCATGGATAACTTCTTTATGATACAACACCCTACAAAAGGTAGTATGGTATATCATCCTTATGGGTATCAAAAACGATTAATCAATACATATCATAATTATAGATTTAGTATCAGTTTGATGCCGCGGCAATCAGGTAAATCAACAAGTGCGGCGGGGTATTTACTCTGGTATGCTATGTTTGTGCCAGACAGTACGATTCTTATCGCAGCACACAAGTATACCGGTGCACAGGAAATTATGCAAAGGGTGAGATACGCATATGAAAACTGCCCAGATTACATAAAAGCGGGTGTTACAACTTACAACAAAGGCTCATTAGACTTTGAAAATGGTAGTCGTATCGTAAGTGCTACAACAACTGAAAATACAGGTCGTGGTATGAGTATTACATTACTATACCTAGATGAGTTTGCATTCGTTAGACCAAGTATCGCTAGAGAATTCTGGACTGCTATTACCCCAACATTGTCAACTGGTGGTAAAGCAATTATTACAAGTACTCCAAACAGTGATGAAGATCAGTTTGCTTTCATTTGGAAAGGTGCTAACAAAACTGAAGATGAATTTGGCAATACAACTGAGCTAGGTGTAAACGGATTTAGAGCGTATAGAGCATCATGGGATGAACAACCCGGTAGAGATCAAAAGTGGGCTAATGAAATGAAAGCACAACTGGGCGAAGATAGATTCCGACGAGAAATTGGTTGCGAATTTATTATTGCTGACGAGACACTTATTAATCCTAGTACATTGATTGACTTGCAAGGGATAGAACCAATTACAAGAATGGGACAAGTTCGTTGGTATCAGAAACCAGTGAAGGGAAATATCTATACAGTAGCATTAGACCCGAGTATTGGAACAGGTAATGACCCGGCAGCAATACAAATATTTGAAGCAAATTCAGTTACACAAGTTGGTGAATGGAAACATAACAAAACTGATATCCCAACACAGATCAAACTTATTGCACAGATAAACAAATATATTGTAGAATGTACAGGGGAGCCAAATAATCTCTATTATTCAATAGAGAATAATAGCATAGGAGAAGCGGCATTAGTATCATTAAACGAATATGGGGAAAATAACATTCCAGGAACATTTATCAGTGAACCCGGAAAAAAACGTAAGGGATTTAATACTACACAAAAAAGTAAATTAACTGCTTGTGCTAAGTTTAAAACATTAATAGAAAGCAAGAAATTAACCATAAATAGTCGTAGTCTTGTCAGTGAATTGAAAGCATTTGTAGCACATGCAGGTAGTTATGCTGCTAAGATTGGAGATCATGATGACCTAGTAATGGCCTCACTTTTATCAATTCGCATGATTCAAGAACTTGGTTCATATCACTTTGAGTTAGATAGCTATGTCAGAGACCACGAAGAATTCGTTGCTCCGTTGCCCTTCTTTGCCGTGCTTAGTTGAGATTAAGATAAATACTCTATTAGAAAACTACCAAATGCCAACAAATACAGAATCATTAAACCGAGAACTGTTTAGATTACTATCTAAATACAAACCAAAACCATTGGATGCTGAAGGTAAATCTACCCCTATTCCTGATGAAGCAGATATTTTCAAGTTTGAATTCACCAAAGACGGGGAAGATTACGGAACTGTTTATGTTACATTAGATGAAGATAGAGTATTAACTGTGTATTTTGGTGATGACGTAGCTGATAGTCCCGACGAAAAAACACCCAAATTAGATTACGATGATACATGGAGCGGACTGCTACATCAATTAAGTTCTTGGAGAATGACCAAAGGACTTAAGGGATTTGATACACAAAATAAAGACCGTGTTGGAGATGACATGGCAAGAAGGAACCATATGAGAAACAAAGATAAAATAGCAGAAGGTTACTACGCTACAGGCAAGAAGTCAAGCTACAGTGATGCTGTACCTAGCGTAAAGATTGTGATTGAACATAGCCGTGTTATTGAAGAAGGTGAACAACGCTATCGCAACATAAATAGAATTTTCCTAGAGAATCAAGCAGGTGAACGCTATTTACTTGATACCAAGAAGCCTGGTATTGCCCGTGTCTATGCTAGACATATTGCTGAGGGTGGTAAAGTCAACGATGATCGTTGGAGTCACATTGGTAGTCTTTGTGAAGAATATCAAAAGATGGCTGGATTCGTTCGTGCTACACGTAATGGTCAATTCAATGAATCAGCACAATCATTAGTTAATGAAGGTATTGCACACTACGCAAGTCTACGTGAATCATTAAGCCGTATGACTGGCAAGCGTGGTTATAATGCATATTTTGAAAGTTGGACACCATCATTGATGGAAGATGGAACTGAAGAAAACAATCTAAATGAATTGTTTGTTCAAGAGACATTAGACCCAAGAATTGAAAGTGTAATGCCAATATTGAATAGAATACACAAGAAGGTATCTGAATCAGCAGTTGACAAAGAGATGAATAAGTTAGCAGAGTGGGCTGATAGTTTAACTGAAGAAGAAAGTATTAAATCTAACAACCCAGTTGGTATTCCTGAAAGTGAAACTCCTACCCATAAAGGTGGTACAGTTAGTAGTAAAAATGGGGTGACTCAACATAAATCAGGTCCCGGTGTATACGGTGGATATGATGCTAATAGACATCCTGATAGTCCTGAAGAAAAACATGTTGGTAGTCGCGGAGCAAAAACAGGACATCGTACAGATAAAGTTGTAAAACATAAAGAAGTTGACGAAAGCGCATTGCAAGCATATTTAGGTGACAAGAAGTATGGTGAAAAAGGTATGGATGCATTACGTGCCGCAGGTCGTGAACATGCTAGCAAAACAAAAATGCAAAACATTCGTGCTAAATTTAGTAACAAAGAAGAAAATGTGACGGAATATGGACCGTCAGCAACAGCAGCCTTGCAACAAGGCCAGCACCCAATACAAGTTGCAGCAGCCGATAGAAAAGATCAAGAAAATACCCTCAACGTCAACAGGGCTGCAATGAAAGCACAACAAGATGTGGCAAAAGGTTTGGATCCAACACAAACTGCTGCAGGAAATGGTGTGGCGGAAGGCACCGGTTCATCTATTGAAAGAATTTTAGCAGCACATCCCGAAGCAGTTGAAAACTTCAAACAAGGTGGAGATTTGGATTATGATTTAGAATCCGATCTATGGGAGTACTATTTTAATAACGGTGAAATTCGCAATTACGATGCTGATGCAAGTGAATTCATTTCACAAAGACTTGCAGATGAATTAGGATTGAGTGAAGGATTAGATGCTAACCAAAAGCGTGTAGATCAATTGGGCCCAACCGAGAAAGTTAAAAACAATAACATCGGTAAACTAGTTGGTGCTAATGAAAATTTCATCAATACAGTTGACCAAGCTGTTGTATCTGAAGAAGATGAAATGGCTGAAAGTATTCTTAGTGCAATTAAAAAAGTAGGTAAGAAAGTACTTGATAAAGTAGCACCCGGTGATGAAGAATTACTAAAACAACTTGATAAAGATGCTCATGGTGGTAAATTACCTAACAGGTATAACTCTGATGCAGAATCTGCTAAAAAATACCCAGCTGATAGTTGGAAAGTAAAAGTGGATGAATCTAGTGATGAATTGGCACGTATCCTAACGATTATGAATCACAAAAGATAAGGGTAAATTGCTTATCAAAAACCTCACTTAAAATGTGAGGTTTGCCATAACCGGGATAAATACTATTGACAGGAGAAGAAAGTATTGTTATACTTACTCATCGTGTTAGTTACTTCATGGTGAAGTAGCGAATAAAAAACGAGACCATCTCAATTTATAAGGAAATATTATTATGGCATCACTAGCAGAAATGCGCGCCCGTATTGCAGCGCAAGACAACAAAACAAGCAATAAGGGTTCTAACACCCAATCAGACAACTCAGTCTATCCCCACTGGAACATGGATGAAGGCACTACTGCTTCACTTCGGTTCGCACCTGACGGAGATCCTAACAATGAGTTTTTCTGGAAAGAAAAACAAATCATCAAACTTCCATTCAATGGAGTTAAAGGTTATCCTGATATGAAGAAGGTTGATGTACAAGTTCCATGTATGGAAATGTATAATGAGAGTTGTCCAATCTTGGCAGAAGTTCGTCCTTGGTATAAGGATGAGACATTGAAAGAAATGGCTAACAAGTATTGGAAGAAGCGTTCTTATTTGTTTCAAGGGTTTGTTCGTCAAAACCCAATTGGTTCAGATACTACTCCGGCGAATCCTATTCGTAGATTCATTATCAGTCCACAAATTATTCCAATCATTAAGAGTGGTTTGATGGATCCAGAAATCTTAGAACTACCAACTGACTATCTTAAAGGTCTTGATTTTACAATTAAGAAAACTAGCAAAGGTGGTTATGCTGATTACTCAACTAGTAATTGGTCTCGCCGTGAATCAGCATTGACTGAGGCAGAACAAGCAGCAATTGAAGCACATGGATTATTTAATCTTGCTGACTTCTTGCCGAAGAAGCCTTCAGAAGCTGAATTGCGTATCATCAAAGAAATGTTTGAAGCAAGTGTTGAAGGTCAGCAATATGATCCTGCACGTTGGGGTCAATACTATCGCCCATGGGGAGTTGACGCCCCTGCAGGTTCAACTACACAACCAGCTACTACAGCAGTAAAAGTTGCACCAGTTGCAGCTTCTAGTCTACCCGCTTGGGAAGATGATGTTAGTGCAGCAGAGGAATCTTTTGTAAGTTCTCCTGTAGTTGTGCCAAAAGAAAATGTATCAAGTGATAAAGCACAAGACATTTTGGCAATGATTCGTGCTAGGCAAAAAACTGCTTAATCTTTATAGGGGCTCAGGCCCCTATCTTAGAGAACACTATGACACTCCCTGACGAAAGATACCGTGCCTTAAGGCAAGGTAAAAAATTATTAGAGGAATTGTGCGATCCTGGACGTACTCCACGAGTACCTAGTTTAGTCAGAGACCGCGCAAGAGCCGCACTAAGACACTATCCGCAAGATTGGGAAATTGATTCAATGGCTGAAAAATGTCCCGATATACTTGATAAAGTATCGTTTAATGATAGAATATATCTTAACGGTACACATAACCGATAACAACAGAAAGAGAGAATATAAATGGCTAAGCCCTTCGATGTATCAAAATTCCGCCGCGAAATTACTAAGTCTATTGAAGGACTTAGCATAGGATATAACGACCCAACCGATTGGGTTAGTACAGGAAATTATGGACTTAACTATCTCATTAGTGGTGATTTTAATAAAGGCGTACCTCTTGGAAAAGTTACTGTCTTTGCCGGAGAATCTGGATCAGGAAAAAGTTTCATCTGCTCCGGAAATCTCGTTAGACACGCACAACAACAAGGCATCTATGTAGTACTAATTGATAGCGAAAACGCATTAGATGAAAAATGGCTACACGCATTAGGTGTGGATACAAATGAATCTAAATTGCTTAAACTTAACATGGCTATGATTGATGATGTGGGTAAAACTATATCAGAATTTATGAAGTCATATAAAGCACTACCAGAAACGGACAAACCAAAAGTATTATTTATTATTGACAGTCTTGGTATGCTATTGACTCCAACTGACGTTAATCAGTTTGAAGCAGGTGACATGAAAGGTGACATGGGTCGTAAACCCAAAGCACTAACTGCACTTGTTCGTAACTGCGTTAATATGTTTGGTAGTCATAATGTAGGATTGGTTGCTACTAATCATACGTATGCAAGTCAAGATATGTTTGATCCAGATGACAAAATCTCCGGTGGTCAAGGATTTGTTTATGCAAGTTCAATTGTAGTTGCCATGAAGAAACTCAAACTCAAAGAGGATGAAGATGGTAACAAGGTTGCTGAAGTAAATGGTATTCGTGCTGCTTGTAAGATTATGAAAACTCGCTATGCAAAACCTTTTGAAAGTATTCAAGTTAAGATTCCATACGAAACAGGTATGAGTCCTTATAGTGGATTGACTGATATGTTTGAGAAGTCTGGTGCATTGAAAAAAGAAGGTAACAGTCTAGTATATACTACTGAAGATGGTGAAATTCTTAAATCATTTCGCAAGGGATGGGAAGCAAACAAAGACGGTATCCTAGATAAAGTCATGTTAGAATATACTGGAAAAACTAAAAAAGTGATAAGTAATGTAACACCTCAGGAGGAAGTTACAGAATGAGTTTAGATGTTATATCAGAAGTTTGGGATGCATTACGTGAACACATTGATTTGAGTGAACGTAATGATGCGGCAGATACACTTGTTAATTTTTTAATTGATAATAATTTTGAGATAGAAGATATCAAAGATGCCTTCAAGGACAAAGATATCACTAAAGCATTAAAAGGTTACGCCAAAGAACATTTCCAAGAAAATGACTACGAAGAAGATGAAGATTTAGATGATTTAGACGAATGGGACTAAATGAATTGGTACACACGCATAACAGTAACTTTGGGTGAGATACCCGATTTTATTCAATACTTTGAATCTGAGTTAGAAAATGCAAAAAAAGAAGTAAAGGTATACGGCAATGTTGAAAAGAACATTGCTGCTATTCCCGGTGTTACAGAACACAGATTCAATCAGTTACAAGAAGTAGAAGCGGTATTAAATTTCTTGAATATTCAATTAAAGAAGATTCGCCGAAAACATTTTCAAAAATATTTAGAAGCGTATAATAGAGCATTGACAAGTCGTGATGCTGAAAAGTATGCTGAAGGTGAAGATGAAGTAATTGATATGGAAGTATTGATTAATGAAGTAGCTTATCTTAGAAATCAATTTCTTGGAATCATGAAGGCATTAGAGTCAAAGAATTTTATGTTAGGTCACATTGTTCGCTTAAGGGCGGCTGGTATGGAGGATATTACAATTGGTTAATTCAAACAACGCAAAACAACTCGCGGCGCAACAAAGCGCATTAAAATCGCTACACGTTACTGGGGCTAACATAAGTCACAATACAATCACAACATTGGGCTCACGTAACCCAGGACTTAATTTAAGTACTGTTACAGGATTGAATGGTAATGTTATTTCAGGAGTGAATAGGAATAGTAATATTTTTTCAGGATTGAATAATTTAAGTGGTTCTGTAACGTGGGATAGTAATAGTAGTACTAATGGTAATGTAAAAAAATACGAAGTGTTTGAAACCTCAGAGGATATTTTAGCATTAAGTGTTACTTGGCATAGATTGCGTCTACTGGGTAATCGTATCATTAATACTATACGACCAACCACACTTACTGATAACATTTTGTTCACTGAAATTAATCAGGAAGATAGAAACCGTGCTGATATTATCCGCGACTACTACAGCAAGAAACTTATAGTTATGACTTTGCGTGGACAAAGGATAAGTAAATTTAGAAAAGATTTGAATACTTTTATTCACGGTGATTGTAAAATAGTCAAAGAAGAAATGATGCCATTAATATTTCGTCTACCTGAATTCTATGATTATGATATTCAGTTGCAGGAAATGTTCAGTGATTTGAATAAACAGTTTGAAGATACCGAAGATCAAGCATATGGAGCAGCATATGGAGGTAAAAAAATCTTAAAGCCTATGAAAAAGTTTGTAGTTAAACTTAGAACAAACAAATTTTCAGAGTACTGGTTAAAGGATGATGATAACAAAGCCTACAAAATTGAAATACCAATTGAAAACAAACTGAATCATCTTTGGGAACACTTTTTTGAGCAAGAATCTATTCCCCTACAGGGACATTTTAGACATATGGAACGAGACGGAATCAACTATTTTCATCTAAAAAACTGGGAAATTGACTTTACCAAAACTTGACATTAAATGGTTTTGGGTATATAATACATACTTAGACAGTTAATTAAAGGTTCAAATGAAGTTTACACTGATCACTGCAAATGGTAAAGTGATGACATTCTTTATTAAATCTGTCGCCGAGACTTATCAACAAGCATACGGCGGATCAATAGTCACTGATGAAATTCTTGCTGAAACTGTAACCGCTTAATTTGACATTAAATGGTTTTGGGTATATAATAGAGTCTTAGATTGATTAACGGAGCAAATATGTCTGAATTCACTACTTGGGAAGAAATGAGCACTTTAGAGCAAATGGCTTCCCAGTACTGGGATATGTACAAGGACGCTCACGGCATCCGCCCTCGCGGCATTGATACGTCCAGCTGGACTGAGGCAGACTTTAACAAGGAATTTGAGGAACTGAACCTCATTTCGGAACTCAACTGTCGCCAGCGTCGGGAAGATGAGCAGGTTGCGGCTAGGAAATTTGAATCTCGGGTAAAAGAATTGATGGAGATCGGTGCCAAGGACCGTGAGATGGCTATGCGTTGGATCCACGAGGCAGAAGGCTCTAACGGTGATGACGAGTTCCTGTGCTATTTGGTTGGCTTGCCCTATCGTTACTTTGCTAAGGTTGCTTGAGGCTGACAATTAATTGAAACAAGCAAATGAAATATATTATTTTGCTAATAACTGTACTACTCACAGGTTGTGCTTCAGGCATTCAACGACCAAACTATGGTTACATGGTACCCATGTGCCAAGGTTTTCACGACAAGGGTGACTTTGCTACCTGGGCACAATGTTCGCAAAGTGTCCGCAATGTTGAATCACAAATTGGTCAAACAATCATAATGAGTTTGCTTAAAAAATAAAAACATTAATCTTTGCAAGTGTATTGCTCCCCACAGATTGTGGCACTTGCTATCAGGCTTGACAATAAATGGTTTTGGGTATATAATAG